GGCTTCCTTGGCTCGCTTATCCTGCTTCCCAAACAGCGGAATTGGAAGATGCAGTTGATTAGCGTGTTCAGTGGCTCACTATGCGCCACCTACCTCGCGCCTGTGGTGATTGGCTTTCTGGGAATAAACGCGCCGAATATCGAATATGGCATTGCATTCTTGGTGGGATTCAGCGGGGTCAAAATCGCCGAAGTGCTTGAAAAAAAACTACTCAAAACCCTTAACAATGGAAGTCACCCGCAACGCAACTAACATCCACACCCTGAACTACGAGGGCGACGAACTGAACCTTCTGCTCATTTCCGACATACATTGGGACAACCCGAAGTGCGACAGGGTGTTGCTCAAAAAGCATTTGGACATAGCAAAAGAAATGAACGCAGGGGTCATCGTCAATGGTGACTTTTTTTGTTTGATGCAAGGAAAGGGCGACCCAAGGCGAAGCAAGGATGAGATTCGACCCGAGCATAATAAGGGCAATTACCTGCAAGCGGTCGTGGAAGATGCGGTGGAGTGGTTTAGTCCGTACAAGGACAACCTGTTGCTAATCGGCTACGGCAACCACGAAACGCAAATCATCAAGCATATGGAGTTCGACCCGTTGCAGATGTTCCAATCCATCTACAACTACAAAAATCAAAGCAACCTGCACATCGGTGGATATGGTGGAACGTTGAAGGTACTGAAAAACGTTCGTAGCACCCTGCACCGTACCTTCGTCATCCACTACTACCACGGCTCAGGCGGTGGTGGCCCAGTGACCAAGGGCGTGATTCAGGACCAACGGATGATGTCGTTCGTGGAAGGCTACGATATGACTTGGCAGGCTCACGTTCACGAATTATATCACCACGTGAATATGGTGCAGTTTTTCAATCGCACGCAGGACATCATCCAGCATCGGCGTGTACATCAACTGCGCACCAGCACCTACAAAGAGGAGTACGGTGCAGGTGAAGGTGGCTATCACATCGAGAAGGGCAGGCCACCGAAGCCGATGGGTGGCTATTGGCTGAACCTGCAAATGGAACGCCTACGGACGACTGAGGACAACGGAAAGGAAAAGGATAGAATGGAGTGGATTGTCAAACTACATACTACTTAAATACGCGATATTTGCATTTATCACTTAATAGCACGATATGCGACAAATCAAATACCTTGTTGTCCATTGCACGGCCACGCCACAAACGACAACCGTTGGCAGCATCCAGAGGTACTGGCAGGACAAGTTGAAATGGAAGGCCAACGGATATCACAAGATAATTGAGGCAGATGGGGATATTATCACACTTTCGCCAGATGACGCAATCTGCAACGGCGTTGCTGGCTACAACACTAATTGCCTGCACGTTAGTTATGTGGGCGGCGTTGATAGAAATGGCAGAGCGATTGACAACCGCACGCAGTATCAGAAGCACGCGCTGATGCAGGTGCTTCAGGCGTGGCGCGCCAAGTACCCAGACGCCAAGATTCAAGGTCACCGCGACTTCTTGAAGCGTGGTGTTAACTGGAAAGATTGCCCTTCATTCGATGCAAAAGCTGAGTATAGTCATATTTAGCCTCCTGCTGGCAGGGTGCTGTCGCAAGGCGGTCGAAGTCCGCACGACTACGGTGGTGCAGAAGGACAGCGTTATGATTGAGGTGCCTCACTTCACCGAGCTATTCATTGACAAGCCCTGCGATAGTGCGGGCATACTTCGGCAGTTCAGATTGATTGACAGTACCAAAACAAGCGTTCTAAGCGCATCAAATTATCGGGGTGGTATTCGCATACAGCTGCGCAGAGATACGGTCATACAACGCACCTTAGAACGCGACACGGTAACGATTGAGCGTGTGGTGCCAACGACACCAAAGAAGCGCGGCAACCCTGCGGTGTTGCTGCTCACTGGCGCGTTGCTGGGCTTGTTAGTTAGTATTGTAATATTCAAATCCATATTCAAATGAAACAGGAGCAAATTCAGGGAATTATCCGTCACGCATTAAGCGCAATTGGCGGCTGGTTGGTGTACAAAGGCTACGTTGAAGCGGCTGACGTGGAGGCAATCATCGGCGTCATTTTGACGCTGATTGCGACCATTTGGTCGGTCGCCAGTAAGTAACCGAATTTTCGCCGTTTGGTTGAGCAGGCCGAAAATCAAGGCTTGTCGGGAGGGTGTTTTTTATACTTTTTTTTCAAAAGTGCCACTACGCGCTGGAAACGCAGAAAAAAAAATAAAAAAAGTTTGGTTCGTATATATATATGTATGTATATTTGCATATACCAAAACGGGAAAAACAACCTAAACCAAACACACCATGAAACCAATTAGAACAGTTTACCTTGAGAGATGGGAAGGCAGCGAATCAGTAAAATACTGGTACTGGCTTGTAGATGCCAAAACAGGCGAGCCAATTGATGGCGATAGGAGAAGATATGTTGCCGTAGAAATGGCGCAGCGCTGGGGACTCAAAATAATACCTAAAAAATAACCCTAACCAACCCGAGGGGCGCGGCTCACCAACGCGCAATCTTTAACCCTCTAAACCCCAAAAACAATGCAAGGCATCATCTTCAAAATCATCGGCGGCACACGAGCCTACGAACTGCGGTTCACCGCAATGTCAAATCAACACGCGCAAACGGTAGCGCAAGAACTTCACACCAGCCTTGGCTTAATCGGCAGGCACTACGTTGAACTGGACAACGGCTTTTCTTTCACCATTTAACCATCTAAACCCAAACCCAATGATTCAAATCACACCATTTCCCAAGTTGCACCTTGCCGCTTCAAGCGACAAGCTATACGAAAACATGAACTACATTCAGTTCAAAACACTGCCAGCAGGCAACCAAGGCAGGGCAGGTATGTATATGGCCGCCACTGATGCGCACATATTAGCGTGGACACCTGTGGACTTCTATATCGAAACGACTGACCTACCCGCTGAATTTTACATCCACAATGCTCAGTTCAAGAAGCTATGCCAAAGCAAACTTCAATACGTAACCTTCAACAAAGAATCGCAGGTTGTGTTGCTTCACGACAAAAGTGGTAACGTTTATGATACGATGTTGTATATGAGTGCAGAAGCCTACAATCATATCCATAGATACCCTAACTATGCCAGCATCATTCCAATTGATGCAACCGAACTGAACAACGGCCAATTCCACATCGATGCCAAGAGGCTATCAGATGCAATGCAGATTTTCGCGGCTGGTTGTATTACTATGAACTTCCGCACCGACAAACGCGCCTGCGTTATGAATTACAGCGACACCGAAGGCAAAGGTGAACTGCAAGTTATTGTAATGCCAATCATTAAATTCTAACCATCTAAACCCCAAACCCAATGACAACCCTACTTGACAAACTGACACCCGAAGCACGCGCTCAAATGGATTCGTGGCCTGCCGAAAAACAGGAAAAAGCAATGTACTGGCTAAGCCAAAACGAGTACGTGTACGAAACGTACTACACCACCGCACGCTGGATTTGCGTTCACTTCCAACAGCCCATTGAAAACTTCTACGACCTATTCGCCGTATGAAAGCCCTGACCTACACCGCGTTCCTTCTCGCCACCTGCTTCGTGTGTGCCATACACACGGACGCAGGATGGTGGTACTTCACCGCCTATGCGCAAACGATTATATTTATTTATATATTTGCGCTTATAAACAAACACGATGAAAAACACAACCAAAACCAAAACCCCTAAACCGTTAATGCAACTTACTTCCGTTTACTGCGAGGCTGACACCCTCACCATATGCCGAGCGCGATTTGGCACGATTCGCGCCGCGTTGAATTACGCTGCCACCCAAACACAAACTAAACCCTTAAATCAATGACATTTACCGAATATCTTAAATCTATTAAAGCTTGCTCCGATGCAGTTGAGTGGGCATCAAATAAAACGGTGGAGGAGGTTGTTGCTACCTGCCACCGAGGCGATTGGTTGCTGTGGCTCGCAAATAAATGCGAGATTGGACTGCAACCGCTAACACTTGCAAAGGGTCACTGCGCCAACACCGTCAGGCACTTGATGAAGGATGATGCGAGCCTTAAAGCAGTTGACACCGCGATTGCTTTTGGTGAAGGCAGGGCGAGCCGAAACGAGTTAGACATTGCCTATGCCGCTGCCGCTGTCGCTGACGCTGACGCTATCTATGTCGCTGACGCTATTACTGCCGCTGCCGCGGCCGCCGCCGCCGCCGCTGACGCTGTCTATGCCTCTGCCATTACCGCTGCCACAGCCGCTACCACTGCAGCTGCCTATGATGCTGCCTATGCCATTGCCGCTACCACTGCCGCTACCACTGCCTCTGCCGCTGCCGCTGCCGATATGGCTGCCTATGCCGTTGCCTATGCCGTTGTTGCCGCTGACGCTGACGTTGCTCGTAATGCGAATCGATTGCAAACAGCTGACATTTGCCGAAAGTACATTGGCGACCTAATCATCCAAAAAGTTAATTTAATTCTAAACCCTTAAATCAATGACCAACTTAAAAACAATCAACATCAAGGGCAAACCTTACGTTGAAGTCGTGGAGCGCCTGCGGGTGTTCCGCGAGAGCTTCGCTGATTATAGCCTGACCACCGAAGTGGTGCAACTGACACCCGACTTCGTAGTGCTGAATGCCATCATCACCGACCCGACTGGCCGCATCGTTGCGACTGGACTGGCGCAGGAAGACCGCACCAGTTCAATGATTAACAAGACGTCTTATGTCGAGAACTGCGAGAGCAGTGCGTGGGGTCGTGCGCTTGGAAACTTCGGCATCGGGTTGCAAGCCGCAATCGCTTCCGCTGACGAAATGCAAATGGCGCTTGCCAAGGAACAGGCAGGCATCAACCTGCAACCATCGCAACAGGTAATGGACAACCTGTTCGCTGAGTACAACAGCTTGCTGGCGCAGTTGCCAGAGCAATTTCAAAAAAACCTGCAAAGCAACCCGAGCTGGAATTTGGCTAAAATTCAGAAGGGCATCATCTACCTCAAACAACAACTAAACAACAACTNNGCCCATCGCCGCACATCCCTGCGGCAGATGGCCGAAGAACTGAACAAAGCGGGCATCCTCACACCACGGGGCTACCAGTGGACAGCACCCGCCGTATTCGCGGAGTTTCGCCGCAACGAAATAGAATACGTGACCCTGCCTAAACGGAAGCAGAATCTTGTGACAAAAGCAATGCGCAATTTGTCACGTGCCGAACACCTTATCCGTTCATCCGTCAAAATGCTACAAACCAATGGCTAACCTGCAACTACCCGCTAACATCAGCAAGGCTGACATTAGCGAATTTATCGATTCTGTGACCACGGAAGTGCTGGGTGGCAACATATCACCACTCAGCGTTCACGTGCGCTGTAAAGCGCTGATAAAGGCCTTAGAAGGCATCCTTGAAAACACGCAGGATATTGCGATTGACGAGGCGTACCACTACAAGGGCGCGTTCAACATCGAAGGTGCGAACGTGGTGCTGAGGGAAGGACACGGAATGCCTGACTTTTCGCAGGACGAATTATGCAATAACCTCACCGTGCAACTGAAGGCGCGACAGGAACTGCTCAAGCAAGCGTTTCGGATGAACGGCAAGGCTGTGATTGTTGACCCTGACACTGGCGAGGTCGTGCCAGTGATGCCGATGAAAGCAAACAAAACCACCTTAACCGTTACCTTCAAATGACAATTCACGCCAAATCAGGAAGTAAATTCACGCCAAAACAAGAAATGACAATGAGCAATCAAATCTATTTCGACCACAACATCGACACCTTCGCTGGAGGGTTTCCCGTTATCTTCCACTTTGACGCACGCGACTGGTTCGAGGGCGAAGGTCAGATTCCTGAGCTAAATTACATCGACCTTGATTACGATGAAAGGCAGACCTCCTTAATCAAGCAATGCCTTGATTCGCTGAACAGCGATGACAACACGCTAATCTATGCGATGCAAGAAGCGGCTGACAAGTTTAAGCACCAACTGGACTGGGAGAAAGCACTGGATTACGGCATTTAATTTTTGCAAGAAACAGGACTATGAACGACATCCAATTTATCTTAAAAATTGAAACTGAAGCAGGTGGCTTCAGCGTACCTATGTACTTTTCCGCACACGAATGGTTTGACGATAACAGCGGGGACATCCCCGCTGTTCACTACACCGACCTCGGATTCGACAATCGGCAGAAGACAATCATCCACGACTTTATCGGACAGGTAGGCACCGAACACGATGGCGGCTTGCTGATTGCTATGCAGGAAGCGGCGGATTGGTGGAAGAGCCAGCAAGGTTCTGATTCAGTGTGGCACGATTACTTTACTAATGATTATAATGCTTAATTTTACAAACCTTAAACC